ACTGAACGTATGGCTGCTGTTAGGCTTATTAAAAAGTATTTATCTGAATATGTAATAGAGAATATTAGTGATAGAAATACTTTAAAGCAATTAGTTTATTTAGAAATACTACATACCCATAGATTACAAGCTTCAGCTAATAACGAATATAAAGAACATCAAGCTACTAGTCCTAATGTTATAAGAGCTTTACATGAGAACCTAGAGCAAATACTAAAGTTAAAGAACTCTTTAGCTTTAATCCAACCAGATAAAGATAAGTCAGATGCGTACCAGACGTTAGAATCCTTGATGAAGAAGTTCAAGGTATGGAGAGATAATAATCAAGCAAGTAGAACTATTACTTGCCCACATTGTAGTAAGATGGTAATGTTGAAGATAAGAACTGATGCTTGGGAAGCTATGAAGCATCCTTATTTTAGAGATAAGTTGTTAGGTAATCAGCATTTAATTACTTTATATAAAGATAATAAAATTACTAAAGAAGATATAGGTAAGATACTTCAAACATCACCAGATTACATTGATTGGTTAATTACCAAATGGTGATCCTATGATAGAAGCTATTACGCAGGAAGAGTTGGAATTTATGGAAACCTTCCTGGATCCTGTAGCCTTTACCGAAACAGTCTTTTCGGATCTAGGAAGGTTAACTTATTACGATGAAGATACTTTTAGTGATGTTAGAATAGGACAATACGTATTACTATCATTTGAGTATATAATAGATGATATACCAGGATTGACAGAGAAAGAGAATTTTAAGTTAAGAGAAGGAGCTGGAACAGTATATTGCTTTGGAGGAAGGAAGTTTGGTAAAACGCTCCTAGTAGAAATAGTAGATGTATGTATATCATTAGTATTTAATGCTGGAGATGAAGTAGGGTTTGCTTCTTACGATCAGATTCATATTAGAGGCATACTAGAGAAAGTTATACAAGTATTAGAGAATCATCCTTTCTTTAGAATGTTCAATCCAAAGATCAATAGAAGTCCTAACTTTCGTATATATGCTAGAAATGGATATACATTAGATAGTGTTAATATGAACTTGAGTGGAGAAACACCAGGAGCTCAGTTCTTCCAAAAACATTTTAAAAGATTATATTTAGAAGAAGCATCATTCGAAACTGATGAAGTATATGAGAAGAGATTAGATTCTGTTAGTGAAGTAGGATGTGTATTTAGAATGTCAGGTATGACTGACTTTACTAAATATAGTCCAGCTGGTAGAATTTATTATGACGAACATAAACGTCCTAATCTAGTTAATTATCCCCAATATGTTAATCCCATGTGGGATGATAATGAGAAGATAAAAGCTGTTAGAGAACATGGTGGGGAGATGAGTATAGGCTATCGTATCTTTGTAAAAGGAGAGATAGCTGAAGATGGAATAGCTGCTTTTGATATGGAACGTATTAGAAAGAACTACGATCGTTCTAGAGCTATTAAAAGCTTTGAAGTTAATAAAGATAACTTTGAATTATTTGAACATGTTATTGTAGTAGAAAGACCTAAAAATGCTAATAAGATATATATAGCTGGGGATATAGGAGAATCTGCTGCAACCGAATTAATAATTATAGCTGAAACAGATAATAAATATAAATACTTATATAATATAACGTTATTTAATCTTACTGATAAGCAACAGTTCAAATTAATAAGTTGGTTAGCTGGAATAGTTCAAGCTAACTTTATAGCTTTAGATACTACTGAAGGAACTGGTAGAGCTATCTTTAGATCATTAGCTGAAATATATCCTAAAGAGAATCTAGTATGGGTAGCTTTTACTGAAAAGATTGCTATAGAGATTGAAAAAGATGAAAAAGGCAATGAAATCTTTAAAGGTGGAGATCCAGTTTATAAAGAAGAATATGTTGAAGGATGGTCAATTAAAAGATTAAGAGATTTACTTTATGAAGAAGGAAAGATAACTCTTCCTTTAGATTATAAATTTGATAGACAGTTTAATACTATTAAGATAATGAAATCAGGAACTAGAACAGTATATCCTGGACCAGTAGATGATCACTTATTTGCAGCTTGGAAAGTATTTGCTATAGCTGAATGGAATACAGCTTTTTTATTAATCAAACCAATTAGAACTAAAACTTTTTGTAAGACTGGAGTATAATTTAAAATGGTTAATACAATGAATTTTAAAAACCGTAAGGCATTAAATCCACTTTTAAAATGGCTTTGGGAATTTCTATCTATGATGAATGCAAAGAAGATAGTTATTCCAGCAGAACATAGAGATAGAGTATTAGCAGTTAGAGAACTATTAAGTAATGATTGTTCTGGTATAGTTAATTCTATATTAGATTTTGCTATTAATGCAGCTTTGATTGATTATTCTATAGACACTCAAAATAATAATCTCACTGATAAATTAAATAACTGGTTAAACGAAATAAATAGTGATCTACGAGGGCAGGTTCCAACAGGATTAAAACCATTAGCTCAACAGTATTTTAGTGAAAGATGGAAGGGATCATCTTTAATAGTCTTACGAACCATATGGGAAACTAAAGATGGAATGAGCTTACCCACGAAAATGTGGTTTATAGATGGAGAAAATATTAAAGTAGAGGATGGGAATCAAAATAGAGTTATAGGAGAAGAAAAATATTATCTCTATATAAAAGATAATAAATATAAACCTTTACCTTCCACTAAAGATGAACTTATATTTGTACAAAAGCCTTTTTCTACTTGGAGTACATTAGAACCAATACCTTTTATTATGCAAAGAGGTATTTATCAAAATCTTCTATTATTAGAGATGGTAATGAATAAAGGAGAGAACTTTTTAGCTAAAGCATTAGAATATATGTTAGTTATGAAGAAAGGTACTGAGGCATTAGCCAGAGAAGGAAAAGCAGAATTTATTTATAGTGAAGCTGAATTAAAGAAAGCTAAAGAAGACTTTCAAACTCTTGCTAATGATATGAAAGTTATAGATGGCATCCCTACTTATACTACTAATTTTGATACAGATTTAAGTCATTTCGTTCCAGATTATGCAGCATTATTAAAACAAGAATTATATAGTCCTATAGAAAGACGACTTTTATCTGCATTAGGATTAATAGATATAGTACAAGGAGTTTCTTCTACTAGAAGGGAATCAACTTTAAATCCTAAACCCTTTATTACTGAGGTAGAAAAAGGAATAGGAGACTTCCAAACATTATTATATGATATAGTTTATACTATTGTAGAAAAGAATAAAATTGCCCATCCTAAATATTTTAGTTCAGAATTAAAAATCAATACTTCTAATGTTAAAGCTTTCATAGACGATTCATTGCGAGATCATTTAAGAAGTATGTATGATAGAGGACTAATATCAAAACAAACTTATGCTGAAATTGTTGGATCAGTAAGCTTTGAAATAGAAGTTTCTAGAAGAGAGAAAGAAACTAAAGATGAATTAGATGATACAATGTATCCTCCAGTGATTCAAAATCAAGAAGGGACTGGATTTGATACCCCTACTAAAAAGAATGTAGCTCCTAAAGATAATGTACCTACAGATAAACAAAGTATAGAAAAAAGAAATTTTAAGAACTAAGGAGAAGTAATATGGAAAATGGTCAAGTTAGAGTACTATTTGAGTCAATGACTTATGGTACCCAATACATATTTCTAGATGAAGCTAAAGATAAGGACGAACTCCAGAAGATAGCTAAAAAGCGAGGAATGGTACTTCCTAGCCCCGATCTAGCAATATTCAAGGGTAAGTACGCCTTTGTAGATCAAGCTAATAAGAACGGATGTACGTTACCAAAAGAGGAAGTAGAAAAAGCTTTAGATACATTAGTAGGGAAAGCTGTAGATATAGATCATTTTAGAAAGAACGTAGTTGGTACTTGGCTTGATGCTTTTATTGAAGGAGATACAATTTATACTTATGGTAGTATAATGAAAAGTAATTTTGCTGAAGAGTATTCTGAGTTTAGAAATAAGATGGAAGGTGGGAAATGTAAAATATCTTTTGAAGCTTGGGGTAATCGCAGATTTAAAGATACTCATGATGAATTAAAAGGATATGACTTACTTGATATTCACTTTGCAGGAGGAGCATTATTATTTAATACCATACCAGCATTTGATAATGCAGAAGTACTGGAATTTGCTAAAGTTATAGAGACAGGATTAGGAGAACCAATAAAAGATGTTAATACAAAAATAAAAATAGAAGAAGAGATTAATAAGAAAATAAAAGATTTGGGATTTGTTGAAACTTCACAAGGAGGAGAGATGGAAGAAAGGATAAAAGAGCTAGAAAAAGAACTTGCAGCTCTTAATGGAACGGTTAATGTTAGAGATACAGAGATTAATGGATTGAAAACAGAAAAAGGTAAGGTTGAAGATGAATTAAAAGCAATTAAAGCTTCTTTAGAAACTATTACTGCCGAAAAGACAGCGATAGATACAAAACTAAAAGAAGTTACTGCTTTATATGATGCCAAATTAGCTGAAGAAGTTGCTGCCAAAGCAAAAGCTAGAAAAGATGAATTAGGGGCAGAATTTGCCAAAGATATATCTGATGAAGATATACTAGATGATGTTAAATTTGAAAATCTTAAGTTAAAGAAAGAAATTGCTGATCTTAAGAAACGTAAAGATCTAACTAAAGCTGGATTAGAAGCAGGATCACATGATAAAGAAACAGCTATAGATGCAAAAAGAAAGTCAATACAAGAAATAGCATTTGGCCCAGAAGCCAAGTAACTATAAAAATTAACAAGGAGGATTTGAATTTATGGAAGAACTAGTAGGAAAGGGCTTTAATTATAATTCGCTCGAGTTATCAAAGATTATAGGTGAGCCCAGAGATCCTAGAAAACCGTATCCCGATGTTGTTTCTGCAATCTGTCAGTTAGATACTGCACAGCCTGATGATTATGTATATTATTTTGATGTTCTATTAGAAACCGATGTAGTTCATACAATTACATCTAATGGTCTTTTAACTACAGTACAGGTATCTCCTGATACCCCTGTAGAGTTTACATTTATAGATATTGCGTCACCTGAATACTATGTAAAAGTGACAGATCTTGCTAAAGCTAAGGAAGCAACTCTCGCAAGAAAGTTAGCTACTGTTGATCGTTCATTGAATATGGAAGAAACTCGTTATATTATATCTTTGCTTGAAGCTGCAACAGTTTCTGCTGGTAATACTCATAGTTTTTCTTCTGGAAATTTTAGTTTTGTATATCCTGATCTTATAGATATGATTTCCGATGTAATAGATTATGCTGATGGATATACTTTGTTAGTTGGTCCTCTAGTAGATAAAGATATAAAGTTGTGGGATTGGACTGCTAATAAATATGCTTCAATGTTAGCTGCATTTGCAGATCTTGGTATAGAAAAGATAAGAGTTACTGGCACATT